TTTTCCAACCAGTGTGTTTGTAGAACTTTTCGGTATTAGGAACTTGTAAGTCAGCATCAATTGGTCTCAATCGCTCTGGATCCACTTCAATACGAATCTTCTCACGCATTGGTGATAATGATAGTAGAGCATTAAGCACATCTGAAATCTCACAGGTATATGTTCCACCAATATTATAGTATTCACCAGGAGTTGGATTAACCGTGAGTAACATATAGTAAGCACGAACAGCATCACGCACATCAGCAATCGTTCTTAAACTTTTTAAGTTACCAACTTTAACGACAGGTTCAATATAACCAGCTTCAATCATCGCAATTTGTTTAGCAAATGTTGATTCAGCAAATACATCACCCCGTCTTGGACCAGTATGTGTGAACATTCTTGTTGTCATAATAGTCATACCATAAGCCTCTGCATAGAAACGACCAACTAAATCTGTTCCTACTTTTGAGATAGCATATGGTGACGCTGGATGAAATGAACAGTCTTCATCAATAGGCAACTTTTCTTTTGGTACACGACCAAAAACTTCAGATGAAGAACATACATGAATGATAGCATCGTGTTTATAATTTTTAAGTGATTCTAATAAACGAGTGGTGCCTTGAATATTAGTATTCATGGTATCAAGTGGAGCAGTAAAACTTGTTTTAGGAAAACTCTGTGCCGCCAAATGAAAAACATAATCTGGCTGTGTTTCTTTAATAGCTGTATCAATTGAAATGCCATCATTTAAATCACCATATACCAACTTAACACGATGTTTTGTATTGATGTTTTCAATGAGACCACGAATATTATCAAGTGGACTTCTCCAACGAATAAGGCCTACAATATCCCAATCAGTATTTTCAATGAGAAAGTCCGCTAAATGCGAACCAACCATGCCTGTAATACCAGTAATAAAGGCAATCTTTTTCATTACATATCCACCGCTTTCATAATATCAATCAATCGAGAAACATAGGTGTGATTCTCTTTCACTTTAACCATTTGTCTTAATATTTTATCTTTTGTTTTTGGGTCATCTTGCATTTCTTTTGCTATATGAAATAATTCATAAGTATCAGATGAGTAAGCTGCATCACCATCAAAGAAATCATATACAGCTTTAGAGTTTGTAATCACTAATTGACCATAACTTGTATTCTTAAATGACCTACATGGAACATATTTGTTGGCTAAATGGTCTTTTACTCGCACATCAATTGGTAAGTATGATTGAAGAACATATTGTTTTAATTGCAATGGTGAAATTGGGTTTCTCCATGGACAATTGTGTGCAAAGACGATATCGTTTTCTTTACATGCACGAATGAATGGTTCAAAGAATTGTATATTACCATCATTTTCTTCACCAACTGCACTTCCACCACCTTCACGAATTGTTCCACCAAAGAAAGCATATTTTGGTTCTGCAAATGGAGTAAACCTATCTTCAAAATTAATTTCAGATGGGAGTAAGTCAGAAGCCCAAAAAGCATAAAAGCAATCGTAATTATCACCTCTTTCGTAATAAGAAACACCATCACGAATCACTTCATAATTTTCTTTTTCAAATTTATAGGCGTAATTCTTATCTTCAACACCATCAATACCCCAATTACAAGATAATCTATGGTCAATTAATTTACCCACTTTACCAAGATACATGTTGGCACCTGGATTACCTTCAACTGGTCCCTTGTTGCCAAGATAATGAATAAGATATGTTGAAGATTCTCTTAATGGAAGTTTATTACTTGTTGAACTTAATCCATTTGGAAATACTAACCATTGCTCTGATATAACCAAAGAGTCATCAAAAAATTCATCAGGCACATTGTCTCGATTATCTAACCAATATACTTCAACATTAAGATATTGAGCTGCACGAACATATGCACTATGAACAAAAGAATGGGTATGTCCTGTATCTGGCTTGGCACCCCAAACAATTATCTTTTTATGTTTCATGGAATGTAAGCTACTAAAATATCTTTTTCTGGAAATTGTCTACCAAAACTGAAACCTCCATCCAAATAATCAATTACATAATTAGGGTTTATTTTCAATAAAGCTTCAATGAAATCAGATTTCTTTAAAAAGTCCCAAGAATCAGTATCAAATAATCTTACATCATCAGCAAAGATGACATGATTCTTAATTGGAGATTCTGCAATAGAAGCTAATTCATGTAATAATGGACATGGTCCATATTTGTCACTACCAGGAGTTTCTAATTTAAAACTACGATGAGCATCTAACCAAAATGTTGAAGGCTCTGTTAAATTTGGAATAATATGGTCTCTTAATATATCAGGTGAATCACCTTTCCATATCTTTACTTGACTATTATCCTTAAACATCTCAACACAGTTATTATATAAAGTGTCAAATATTTCTATACTATGAATATTTTTAAATCCATATTCAATAGCAGTATTAACTGTATCGCCTTGATAAGTTCCGCTTTCAATAAAGTTATTTTTTTTTGAATATTTTGTTAGATAATCTATTGTTAATTGTGGCATAATTTATTTCCTTAAATACCAAGCTGAATTGGTAACACCAGTTACTTCATTGGATCTTTCTTTTAAAAAGTAAGATAAAGCATTACGAACAGAATATAGTTGTATATCATGGCCTCCAAAAATACCACCTTTTTTTAATTTTGGATAATAATTTTGAAAGTCTTTTAATGCAGCTTCGAATGAATGGTCACCATCAATAAAAACAAAATCTAATGATTCATCTTTAAGTGTTTTTACAAATTCTTCACTTGATACATGAAGAAATTCTACTTTATTTTTGTATGGAATTAATTTTTCTTGAGCTGCTTTCTTCATTAAATTTTGGCGGTCTTGATTCCAATCAGATCCATCCCAATCAACAAATGTTGGATAATTATCGATTGCATATAATTTTTTAAGGTTCTTAATACCTTTGGCAAATGCTTCAGTTGTATGAGCTAAACAAACACCAACTTCAACACCAACCAATTTACCTTTAAGTTCATTAATTGATTCAATTAAACCTTCGCCTGACGGAGAAGATGTTGCGGTATATTCTATTTGTTTTTGCACCCATTCAGCTGCAGGTAAATGGTGATTTGGATCACTATTGCGATTTTCGTGAAGTGAACTTAAAACTTGATTCGTATCTATTACAAAGTCTTCATTACTCATATTTTTTTCCTATTAATTCGTTCCATTCAGGAACACGGTCATATTGGTGAACTAAAGCAAAAGGTGTACCATCACTTGTGCATACATTATCATACACTAATTTTGGAGTTTTTTCAACCAGTTTGTCTGCATATTTGCCTTGCATTTGTGGGCCAGTTGTACCTAATTGAGCGGCATATCCGTCTTCTGACATGGCAAAGTTTGTGATATCTTTGTATGGTTTCATATTAAGTAACACATTCAATGCAGCTTGGTCAGGACCACCACCTCCATCGATAAATGGAGACGATCCATTGCATAACAAATATATGTTGAGAAACTCGCCTGAGATTGTTCCTGCATTGTATATTAGGTTGTCTTTATTATGGTCGTGAATTAGTTGACCAAAGGATTTAAGAAGATTATTGTTACCCCAATCTTCATCTTTATACCGAATAGATTCACAGGCAACATTAATCTTTTTGTCTTTGATATTGTTTTCTAACCAAGTTGATGGATTAGATTGGAAGATAACATCTTTTACATCGGTAGTAATGATGTAGCGATATTGACCTTTTAATTGTTTGAGGAAGTACCAGAGATGATAGAATCTTTCCACAACAATTGAGAATTGTGGTTTATATTCAAATCGTTTTTCTTGGTCATTTTTTTTGAAGGCGAGAATTGTGTATTCTCGTTTGACAAGCTCATCAACGGTGTCATAATCAACATTATAACAAATCATAGCCTTGGTGCCGGTGAAACCAGACCTATCTAATGAATTAACCCACGGTTTAATCTTATCAAAATTATAACCAGTAATGCAACCAACCACAATGTCTTTCATAATAAACTCCAATAATATATTTTATTTAGTCGTGCTGTAATCCTTAAACCGAATTATTTTAGATTGACCAGGTGTATCTTTTCGATAGGTCTTTTTTAATGTGTTGGTACCATCTTGCCCGGCACCAGATTTAGAAAGAATATCAGTTTTGATATTTACAGCTTCACCCATACCATCTTTAAAATATTGTATTCGTCTTTCTTGCTTTGACACCCATTCTTGTGATGGTTTGCCTTCGCCTTTATAATAAGCCAATGGTCTTTGTGTTGATTTTGAAACCAATGCCCATTTTCCATTAACTTGTTTTAACATTATTTTACTAACCTTACTGAACCATCTTCTTTAACAAAGAATGCTTCGAATTTAATTTCTTCAAATTCTTTTTGTAGGTGAAGAAACATTTTTAAATTTTCTAATGAATCATCAAATAAACGAGCTCTTGCAAATTGCTTGGTATTTAGATAGTTGCGGATAATGACCATTTTTGAAATAGCTGTAGAACGAATATCTTTAATTTTACCAGCTCTTTCAACACGGACTTTATCAATATCAAATCCATATTTACGAAAAGTATCTAAAAACTTTTCACGGTCATCAAAGTCATCTCGTGCTGTTACAATAATCACACGACTTAATTCTGTATTGAGTGCGTTCTTCAGAATTGCTTTGGCTTTTGCCATCATACTTTTAATAGGTTTAGATTCATTATAAAACTTTTCAGCATCACGAAATTCTTTGAAATCAAATTCTTCACCATCATTTAAATCATAGGTACTATATGAATGTGGGTCAAGCTTTTTAACAATCTTATTACCTTTTTTAACCGTGACACGAGCTGTTGTTTTAAACAAAGTGTCATCGATATCAAATATGGTTAATCCACCATTTTTAAATTCTTCGGTAAGAAAGTTGCTAAATGATTTCATATTAATTTCTTGTTAGATTTAATATCTTTTGAACTTGTGCTTCTAAAATTGGTCTACGATTAGGCCACTTAATGATAGGTTGGTCAGCTGTTTTAATTAACTTCATTAGAAAAGGAACAACAATCTTTTCAACTTCGGCCAACCTTGTTTTATATTCTTCAATTGTATCTGCCTTTTCGGAGATAACTGCATTATATTCTTCCTCATCGGTTGCTGTAAAACCAAAATCATCTTCACCATATTCGGCCATAATAGCCGTGAGGTCATATTTTTTATCTTCTGCCATTTATTTACTCCATGCCTTGGCGGCATTAAAATTAGCTTGTGAGAACTCTAATCGGTCTACAAGTTTTACTGCATTACCTTTAATGTGGTCAACTGCCACAAATCCTTCGGCACCTGTAATCTTAAATCCTGTATCTGTTCGTAGGAATGTTCCTGTAACTTGTTGAATCTGTTGTAACTTTTTAACAATCATTGATTTAGATTGAACCAAACCATTCTGAATATCAAATATCTTTTTTAATTCTGTGGCATTATTACGATAGAACCGCATCAATTCAGATTTCTCGGCTATTCTTTTCTTCTTGGTATCATCTCGTTTAGCTGCAATAATTTCTTTATTCAGTTTGTCTTCGATTGTTTTAATTAATTCACGGACATGCCTAGTTGTATCTGTGATGACTTGACCAGCACGAACTTTTGAATTATTAAATGCTTTAATTTGTGTAAGAATTGTTTCACTTGAACCTATTCTATTTAGCACCACAGGATTAATTCCTCTGAATAGATTACCAAGGTCTGATAAAATATAATTAATATTCTTTGTTTCTTGTTCAGTAAAAGTGGCTGTACCTGAAGCATCAACAAAGTATGCGTCACGGAACCAAACATCTTTAGTTGTTGCTAAACGATTAATATCAATATTAAATGAAGCCTTCATATCTGAAAATGTTTTGCCTGTATATGAAGTATGAAATACAATACCAACTTGTGCTGATAACATCATCTGTGCTAATTTAGAATCAGAAGGAACAGCATACACGATTGTATTAGGTTGAAAGGTAATATAATCTGCACCATCAATCATTTCATTTTTTAAATCACCTTTGGTAAACATCATGTCGCCTTGAAGAACACCTTTGATACCAAGTTTTGGTAAATATCTTAATGCTACTTTAAGTTTCTTATTAAGACCTTCAGCTGGATGATTATCATCAATATCTTTATCAGTATAATTGAGTTTAGCATTCTTTGCAAAAACACCTTTGGTGCCCACAAAGAATTTATTGTTTTCTGGATTAATACCACAGAATACAGCCGGTGCGCCATCCCATTTTGTAGTGAGATTTACTTTAGTGTCGGTATGGCCTGCCAACATATCTCGTAGTGAACGGAGAAAATTAATAGCATCTCGAGCCCCAGCTACACCACGATTTAACACCTCATCTTCAAGGTGTTCGAGATGGACATTTTTGTTTTCTTTTGATTCTTCTAGGTATTCTGTGAATTTCATTAGTATATCTTTATAAACGGACCGTTAGTATCTCTAAACTCTTTTTTAGCACCATAATATAATGTTTTAATCCATACATCCATCAAACCTTTTTTCTCAATCAATGCCCAACAATAAACCCATCGCATACAGGTTAATTTGGATGATAATCGACCAGCTGAATATCTGGAAGATTCTTCTTCTCTAATACAATAATCTAAAACATTGGCAAAGTTACCTTTACTGACTTGTTTATTCTTATACATTACTATCATGTCACCAAAGTCAATTTTCATCTTATTAACTTTTAGTTTGATTAATTTGTTATAGAAATCAATCCAGTATTTTTTATCTTCTGCTTTCCATTTACCAACAGCAGGAATATTTGGGTCTTTTCCAGCATTCATTGGTCTCAAAATTCCTAATTTGTTATAATTTTTATCAAAGAAATCATCAATCGCATCAGCCGATGCTTTACCAATTTTAGCACCAGCATCCTGTCCTGTTGGTGTTAAATCTGTTTGAACACCGCCTCTTGGTGTGGACATATTAAAGTTTCTTGTTTGCCAGTTTACATTGACTTCGCCAACTTTAAATTGTCCTGCAATTTCACCATTATCGATTTCAGTAGGTGTTTTGCTATTTGTTCCAAAATTGAAATAACATTTCAACGGGCCATTCAAACCAAATTCTATCTTTTTTGCTTTACCTGTTTTACCCATATTGGATAATTCCAAGTCTGCAACTTTCTTATTTGTTTTGATAGCCTTTAATGAAACTGGAACCAAATCTTTACTTACAATCAATTCTCTCATATAAGCGTTTAATGAGAGTATGTTAGCAACTTCTTCTTCACTATTTGTGATAGCATTTATCTTTTTACGAATAGCTGATTCTTTCTGTTTCTTAACCATGTAGATATCAGCGGGGTCCCAATTATCTTTCGTTGAAACTCCACATCGGGATTTAGCAATAGATTCAATGTAATCCATGAATCCGTCTTTTTCATCACGATAGTAATTGTAACCTTTGCTTGTTTTTAAATAAGACTTTAATGCACTTGCTTGTTTAGCATAAGTGGTCATCCAAATCTCACGCAAATCTAGTTTCTTGGCTAAATCTGGATAAACGGAAACAACTTCAGAAAACAATTCATTTTCTGTCGGTTTTTTTGAGCTCTCGATATATTTTTTGAAATATACTTTAGAGCCGTTTTCCTGTTTTTCGGTGTCTTTCGCACTACCTGCCATTTAACACTCCATTAATTTATTAGAGTATTTATGCTAACACAATTACCGAATAATGTCAATCTCTTTATCACCTGTCCAAACTTCGATATCCGTTCTTAATCTATTCTCCGCTTGTAATGATTCAAACCTTGTAGTTGCCTTGCGTTTCCACCAGTCTATAATCGTTTCCAGATGGTGTTTATCATAGTTTTCTTTATCAGGAATGAGTTTGTCCGTTCTACCCATAACAACATCTGTAAAATTAGAGAACCCATAGTTTGAGGCATAATACCTTTTCTTTTCTGTAAGGTTTAAGGCATTAGTAATGGTCGCCATAAACTTCTCATATTCAGGCTCATTTTTGAGTGCCTGTTTAGTGAGTGATATAATCTTATTAGATATCTTAAGC